TCTTCTGCTCCGCCTGCTCTGTGAACATGGCAAGCTGATCTGCGGTAAACGTATTCTCGCAAATGTCTTCTATGTTCGCGCAGAGCTCGACGTAATTCACAGATTAACCCATGGGCCCACGAGACATAGTGCCTTTAGTCGCCGCACCAGTGCCACGTATTTTAGTGCCTGAGGTCTTGACGGTAGGCTGCGCGGAACGGGTGATATTACCCACAGACATATTGACCTGCGGAGCTGTAGCTGAGGTGCCGCTGCTAATAGTGATATCCCCACCAGACATGGTATGGGGTTTAGCATAGGCTGATGCCGGAAGATTGTTCTTAGCCATGACTATTTACCCATGCTCGACTTGTTAAACGACGAAGATTTCTGGTTGGCAACCTTAGCCATACCCCGGCCCATCGCTTTCATGTTGGCATTAGTCTTGCCGCCTTTGGCAAAACCTTTGGTGTGCATGGCTTTCTCGTGGCCTTTAACGACTTTCTTGGCTACGCCCTTTACCTGCTTAAGGTCACCGCCGCTCATTTTGCCTTTCATAAGACGCTCCTAAGTAATAACTATTCTAACATTGCCAATGAAACCCGACCCCGCAACCATCCCAGACGGCTGTAAACGTGATCGGCTTTGTGGGTATCCAGTATAGTCCGGCCTTGGGTTACGTACCGCCTGAGGATCATAAACAGGGCGTTCCCCCAAGTGTAACTGGGGCTGATCTGGATTCCAACACTCGCAGCAGGCTTTTATATTGGTATCCTTGCCTTTAACTACGAGGCTTTTCAACTCGCGCAGCTTGTAGCGGAACCCGCAAATATCACATTCCGCAATTGCCTTTTTAGCCGAAGCAAATCTGTTGCTCACGCTTATCTCCTCGGAGAACGCGGAACTAACCGAATAGGCGCTTTGTCCCGGTCTTCTTGGCCCGCGAGGTCGTACTGCTCGTCATACACAGCCTTCAGCATGGGTATCCGGTCTGCTAACTCTGGGGTCTTCATGGCGATGTAATACGCTAGCCCTGCGGCAATGGCGGGTAAAAAGCGGAAGTTCATATCCGGGGTTTGTATCCCACTGCCTGCATCGTCGATACGGCGAAGTCTCCAGTACACGAGCTGGTAGTACGGAGTTTCCACAGTCCCTTGGTTGGGCACTGGCCAAATTACAGCGCGTGGGGCATCCCGCAACCGTTCTATTTTAATTTGCAGCGGGCGGCCTTGGGTTTGCTTGTTAGGGATAGACGCGTAGGTAGAAACGCTGACGCGGGAAATGGTAATGTCTTGCTGGGTGCTGTAGTTCCCCGCACCTGTACGGATGACGTGCTCAAGTAGATCAATGGTATCCGCGGGTAAATCGTAGGTGGCTTGGCCTTGGAGGAGGTTGACGTACCCCTCCTCGATGGTCCACATGTTAATGCCGCGGTTGGCCCACTCAATGGTCAACAGGTTCATGGAGCGACGAGCAGTACGTAGGTCATAGCCAGAGCGCATCTCACGCCCAGCACGCTCCCACGCCTCCTCAGCAAGCTCTGTGAACTCCATATTGAACGCTGTAGTGCCTGATACGGTCATGCGGTGCCCTTACAAGGTTTGCAGCTGCAAGAGGCAGGGTGTTTAACCCCACCCCCTTTGGCGTAGACGTCAATAGTACTTCCGCCCTTCTTCTGGACCTTCTTTGGTAGTTTCGCAGGATTAACTGCGCCCATACCACGAGAGGCTCTCATACAAACTTACCACGAGTTTTGCCTTTCTTGGCTGCGCCATCGGCACGGCGGGAGGCTCCACCTACTTTACCACCCTTAGCGTACTTCTTAGGAGGCTGGTTAGCTTGTTTCATTTTCCCAGCAATCTCCGCGGGAGTCATTTTACGCTTGGGGGCTTTAGTTCCCCGCATATCCGGCGTCGTTGAAATCGCGTCTGGGTTCACACCGGTATCAAGTGCTTCTGGTACAGTTGGGGTTGGCATAACAAACTCCTTAACAGGCTTTTCCGCCCTTGCTCATGGTTACCATTTTGCCAGCAGTCTTGCCTTTTTTGGCAATACCATCAGCTCGTCTTGAAGCGCCTACAGAACCGCCTTTCGCGTACTTGTCGGCTTTGCTGGCCATTTCTTTTTTCTCATGCTTGACCATGGACTTAGGTGCGCCTTTCTTTTCCATGAACGCTACTTCTTTTTTCATCATCGACTTAGACTCTTTCATATCGCCTCCAGAAGCGAATTTACGGCCCTTATCGGCCTTAGTGAAATCCTTGCCAACCGATTGGGGAATGCCAAGGCGTTTTGCTGCAGCTTTATCATGGGCAACCATCGCCATGAGGTTATGTTGTGCTTTAGACGTGGAAGGCATTATCAGCGCTCCTGTTCAGTTCTAGCATGACCATGCCCGTAAGCTTTTGTTTATCCGGCTATCTGGGTCTTTGGCCGTTTTGCTACTCGTGAGCTTGGCTTTCATACCCTTCATTCTAGCGCAAAACGAATCGCGTCGTTTGCCGCCCTCGGGTTGAGGTCGTTTTAGCCCGGGCTTACCCGGGTTCGCTGCGTTATAAGAAGCACGACCTTTGGCGTTTAAACCGCCTTTCTCGGACTTACCTTCTTTACGCTGCCATGCAGGGGACTTGGAAGACATAGTATCCTCGAGTACAGTAGCTTATCTGCCGGGCATACCGGCTTGGATAACTGTCATCGTAGCAGAACCGCTCGAATACACGGTTACATTCAACCGTACAGCAGTAACTGGGGAAATGTAGTTACCATCGGATGAAGTAGTCTTGGTAGCCAGAGATGCGTTGCTATACCAAACAGCGGTAGACGGATCAAAGTTAGCGGCAAATACATCATCAAACGTATGCTGCACGGTGTAAGTAAGAGAAGCCCCAGCAGACAGGGCTACCCCAATACTTACATTAAAAGGGTCTTGGTACGTGTCCATTGGTATCGGTGAAGATACTGTCTGGGAACCTACGGTTACGCGGATAGGACGCATTGGTGCCTCCGATTAGGCAGTGTACGCGCCGTCAGTCGGTACGTAGTAGAAAATACGGCCTGAGATACTGCCACCAGTAGGTGCCGATGCACCAGTAGAACCGGTAATTACTACCAAATCCGAAGTGGACATAACTGCACCCAAGGAAGCGCCGGGAATAGTCGCCGTAGCCCAAGTGAATGTCTGCTTGGTAGTACCTACACCTTCGTTCAGCAGTGCTGCAGCGTTAGTAGTACCCGCGGTATATAGGTTGAAACCCATATCGAAGGTAGGGCTGGAACCGCCAGTGGCTGCGCCGTTAGCTTGAATTTCAGTGATGATTGCGCCAACGGGCAGGATGACTGCGTTGGTGTCCGTGCTGGACTTCTGGACTGCAGTATTCGCCGCAGCAGTAGCAGTGAAGTAGAAGTCAGCGGTCATAAGCATCGAACCAGCGTACGCCGTTTTGGTGGTATCACCACCGCCAGACCGCCAGATAGACTGAGTAGTTGAAGTAGCCATTATCGTTTTCTCTCATGTGAGTTAGGCGAATCAGTCTACATGAAGTTAGCCGGGGCTATCTGATACGCCGGTTGTTCCCGGTACCGCATTGTATATCAGGTCACAGACAAAGGGTCAATAATTACGCCCCACGTATTCGACTGCTGCTCTTAATATATCCGCGCTGTCTTGGAACATCCCCAACGCCCGGTTACAGTGCGTGCAAATTAACCCCCGCACTTTACCTGTGTTGTGGTCGTGGTCCACGGGCATCCGCCGGGGGCCCCCATCTTTATCCCGGGTACGCTCAAAGCCGCGGCATATCGCGCATTTACCCCCTTGCGCCTGAAGCATGGCCTCGTACGCAACAAGAGTTATCCCGTAGCTACGTTTTAAATCGGAATTTTTTGCTAAGTCTGGACGCCAGTCGCGGGCGTATTTGGCCTTATCGGAGCTATCGTTAGACTCTCTCCAGACCCAATTATCCGGCCCCAACGGGTACTTCGGTTGTGGCCGACGCAACGTAGCCCCATCTGGTTTCTCTTTTACGACGGCGACAAATGCCCAAAAATTAGTTCGCCACTCCAAGCACATCCCAGCCGCTCCCTTGCGTTTATGCCATGCCCATACGGAATACAAGGGGTGAGTCTCGCGGGCACCCCAATCCGCGGCACGAGGGGACTCCAATGCCGCATGGTTTCGTACCCGAAATTCGTGCTTTCCACACAGTCCGAGGGTCAGATTTTTCTGCCTCTCCCCGCAGTTTGGCACCGTGCAGAAGGGGTGGGAGTCAAGTTTGGCCAACCGGTAGTGTGTAATACACAACACTCCCCGGTACGCTTTTTTTGAACACCCAGAAATAGAACAGGGAGGGGCTGTTTCCAACCTCTCCCGTTCATAGTGTTTTCGGCACAACCCAGTGGAGAACACCGGGTTACCACACGTAGGAACTTTGCACTCTGTAGACATAACCACCTCCGGTTGAAAGTGGTTATATCGTAGTTTCTGTCCCTAGAGGTGTCAAGAGGCGCCGGGCGAGCCGAAGATACCCAAGGGGTCGGATACGCCAAACGAATAGCGCTCTCTCGCCTTGTAACGGCTGTTGCCGGTATCAAAGTCGGCATCCATGGACGTCTGCATCGGAGTACGAACGAAGTGCTTCAGGCCATTTGGTACGTCAGTGGTAAGGAACCAAGCGTTCGGGTCAGTCAGATAGTGGTTAATGGTATAACCTTCTGGGATTGAACCGTTGTTTTTCAACGCGTTGATGTCGTTGTCGGTCGTGCCTACACGCAGCTCGGTTTCCAGCAAGCGGGTTGCAATAAATTGCAGAGCAGGCGGGATGATGAGTTTGCGGGGTTTAGCAGCGATCAACAAGCTACGTTCGTCGGTCCATGCGGCGATCTGGATAACGGCGGCTTCCAAAGAAGTCTCGTTCAAGTCAGCTGCAGTGGTAGGACGGTTGCTGTTGGTACCACCAGATACCAGCGGGTGGTCTGTAGCGCACAGAACTTTGCCGTCACCGTAGGTAGGACCACCGGTAAATGCGGAGTTCAAGATTGCTGCAGCTTTAACCTGCTTGGTGTAAGCCATGGCGCGAGCCAAAGCTTTGGTGTAACGAGCGGAAAGACTGTCGTACAGGTTGTCTTCCATTGCTTCTTCGGTCAAGGAGAAGCCCATAGCGATCGTCTCGTGGGTGTAACGAGCGGTCCATGCCTCTTGCGCATCGTCGTACCGCATCGCAGAGCCTTCGTTTTTGACGGGGGCAGCGCTGAAGCCAGACAGCTTGGTTTCTTCTTCAAAAGAACGCTCGGAGGTTTCACTTTCGTAAATCTCTTTGTGTTCTTCACCGTATTTTTTGTACTCAAGACCGAACAGGGCGTTAAGGCCGGGAAGCAGTTCTTTGAGTAGTTGGGCGCGTGAAATAGCCATTTTCTATTGCTCCTTATACGCCAGTGGGATTGAGGTACTGGTGACCGCCTGCCCACGTAACTACGTTAGGCGTGCCTTCAACCAGCGTGATGTACGGAGCATTCCACTTCACGATTACTTCTACGAAAGTATCGGTACCAGTTGCGGTATCGGGAACTACGTCAATAACGCGCAGCGGGAGGCTGGCGGTAGTGGCGGAAGAAGTAGTCAAAACTCCGTTGGTGGAGTCACCAGTGACCGTTGAACCGGTGTTCTGTACCAGTGCAAGGTTAGTACCAACCACAGTGCGGCCAAGGCCAGCAATGACGGTGGTGCCAGATACCAGTGCAACTTTGAACAGTTGATCCGGGTCGTCAGCTACAAAGGCCACGATGTCGGAAGCAACGGTGTTAGCCGGGTAGTACTGGCTAAACAACTTGTACTTCAAGACTGGGTCGGTGTAACTGCAGCCGAGGAAGACACCTACTGGAGTAGCAGTAGTAGTGCCGGTTTCTTTTTCCAGAGTGCCGCTGCTGACCAGCTTAACTACGTCACCGTCGAAGATGCTCGTGTTGTAGCCGGAGGCAATGGGAATCTGGCGAGTAGCGCCCGAAAAGACCTGTCCGCCAATCAAATTGACGGGTTTAAGGCCATACGGGGCAGATACTGTTGGGTATGCCATATATGCTCCTAATTTTTACCGTTACCAAAAGTGACCCGGGTTTTTCGCTCGTTGAAAAGCGGCATGCGAGGGTCGTTAGTTTTCATAAAGTTGTTATCGACTGACTGCATTGCGTTGTCATTACTCTGTTGGTAATGCGCAGTACGGCCAGCGATCATTTCTACCGGGGCTTTGCAAAGCATGAGGCCGCCCATGACAACATTGTCTTTGAAGCGGTCATTCTCTACGGATACCAGAGTAATCTCAGGATGATCCACAGCTTTACAGGGCTCCCAGCCTTCGCGGAGTTTAGAGGAAATGTTCGTCGGGTCCGCCTGTCCTTGGGTTGAAACACGTACCCAGTGATAGGTGTAGCCTTCTTGAGCCTTCGGTGTTGGGAGAAGCTCTGGCGGAAGCCAAACTGCCTTCCGTGTGGTTTTTTCTCGTGAGGTAAGCTCACGATCAAGTCTGTTCTCAGCCATTTCTAAGGTCTCCTATTTCGTTGTTTCCAGCAGCCACCGAGCGGGCGTAAACTTCCAGCGGTAGTCCAAGTTTTTTCGCAAGTTGAACTTGTGTTTTCGTAAGTACAACCTTTTTAGAGGCTACACTACGACTAGCAGGCGCAACCACGTTAGGCTTTGCGGCCTTCGGTGGGGTCATATTCTTACGGGGTTCTTCTTCCTCGAACCGGTCTTTAAAGACCTCACGCATACGACTGTTTAACTTGTCGTAGTATTCGTTCTATTCCGGGTTTACCCCGTCCTTCACCAACTTATTATGGAATCCCAAGGCGAAACTTGTCATTTCGTCGTCAGTACCAAACCAAGTATTTCTCTTGCCCCAGTCCTGAGCCTTGTGATCCACATCCCGTTGGGGAGGCTGTGGCGTTGTTTGTACAGGAGTTTTTTCCTCTTGTAAAGGAGGTAGCTTGATGTTGGCCACTTTATCTGTACGAATTTTAGCCATTGTAAGGGCTTCTTGGGCTGCAACTAAGGCATCCGAGTCCCCTGCTTCATAGGCTTCTTTGTACTGCCTTTTGGCTGCATCAAGCTCTGTAGCAACTGCTTTTTTGGCTTGGTCCAACAGGGCAGTCTGGTTCTGGTTCACCGTACCTTTGAGGCTATTGTTCTCCGCGATCAGCTTCGAGGCCAAGCGTTCAAGCTCTTGGCTCTCCCGCAACGCCTGTTCCTTAGCCCTACGCTCGTCATGGTAGCCTTTACTAAGGTGCTGGATACGCTTTTTGACGTTGGTAGAGTAGGATTTCAGTTCATCTTCCGAAACTTCCTCGGGTGGCTCTGACGGCTTACGGCCTCGATCTTGCGGAGGAGTATCCTCTTCCACTTCGATTTGAAGTTTCTCCTCGGTACTGGCTTCTTCGTTAGGGGCTTCTTCGCCCTCAATAACGATTTCAATCTCTTGTTCTGCTTCTGGTTTAGTTTTGTCCATGATTACACCCTCTGGATGCCGTTGGGATCGGCCACTACGGCCTCAACGGTATCGTCGTTGATAAGGCGATACTCTTTACCCTGCACTTTGAACCGGGTACCGCTGTTCATTCGGAACATGACGTAGTCCCCGACCTTACACCACGGGCCAGTAGGGAAACGACTTGGGTCTGAATAAGCTTGGGCCCCCATGTCTACCACCAACCCCACCATAGACAAAATGGCGTCGTGTCGAAGCGTAGTTTCGGACTTCACAATCGTCGTGCTGCCAAAGGTATCTTTAACCTCGGGCATGGCGATCAACATGTGGTAGCCCACCGGGACGGGTAACATCTTTTCCAGCTGGGCTTCAGCAACCATGGCGGCTTCCTTATCCTCCTCCATGCGCTTACGCCGCTGAACTTCCAACGGGGTTATTTCAGTCTGCATCATCGTATTCCTGTTGTGAACGTGCGAGGTCTTGTACTTCACGCTTTGCAGTGGCTAGACCACGAATTACCCCGCAAAGTTCGCGGTACTCGGGAAAGTCCTTAGACCCTCCCTGTACCAGAGAATCAGTAACGAGCTGTATCTGCCCGTTAATTTTTTCAATCAGCACGTCATAGACGGTAGTCATTATTCAGTCGGCCCCTCTGGTTGCTGGTTCTGTTTGAGCAACGCCGCAGCTCGTAGCTTGGCATCGGTTTTAGCAGTATTAGCATTGTGTAGCGTGGCAGCCATGTCCTTATGCTTCGTGTGGTCGAACACAGCCCGGTCTTTGTTGTTAGCCGCAATAGCCTTGGCTTCTTCTATATTCACCCGGCGCTCGGCCAACATAGCATCCGCTTGGTCTTTCTTGGATTTACGATCCACGTCCATCTTCTTGATGTTAAGCTCTTCTTCTTGAATTTTGAGGAGTGGGTCCTCGGCCTGCTGCTGTGCTTGCTGCTGCGCTGCCTGCTGTTGAGGCTGGGCACTGAGCTGC